GGACAGCCGCTGCTCCTGTTCGGCAATCTCGGCGTTGAGCCCGTTTGCCGTCTCGATGTCGTGATCGGGGTCGCGCGTCACCTCGAACAATTTGTCGCGCGCCGCGTTAAGCCGGTTCTGACGGTCCTCGATTTGCTGACTGATGGTCGGTTGGTCTGTCATGGAAGTGCCCCGCAATGCGGGTTTCATCGCGGCAGGAGTGCCGATTTTCGTCACCAATCCCGGCCCGGTTGCGGCAGGCGTGCCGAAGGCCAAGGTTATGGTGCCGTCCGAGATCCCGAGGGATCGCGCTAGTTGCAGTGCCGCCGGATTAGCCGGCACCGATACGATCGATGTCTCAAGCAGCTCTTGCCTGGTGTAGCGGGTGCCGCCGCCGGGCCGCTGCGGGTCGATGGGCTCCGACTCGATGCCGAGAAAACCGACGCTGGTGGCGGCCAGAAGGTCAGCCTCGATCAGCCGGCGCACATCGTCCGCTATCTGCGTCGTGCCGGCCGGTGCCGGCTCGAAATCGCCGAGCAGTCGCTCGCCCTCTACCCGCACATTGCGCCAGTTACCGACAACCTGGTTGGGGTTGTGGTTGAACAACGCCACCGGATGGCGGCGGAAGTTGTCGAGCATCCACCCGCTCGGCTCGATCACGTCGCCGTAGCGGTCCACCGTGGCGTCGCTCAGGACGTAGCTGAGGCTTCCGCTCACCTTGCCGGCGGCGGTTTTGCGTACCAGGGTCATGGTATTTCCCGCTAAGGGGTCAGGCGACCATCGCCATGATGTCGATGTCGCTGGTGCCGTCCGATGCCGCCACACCCCGCGCCATCGTCAACGCCACCATGCCGTCAATCCGGCTGGCGCTCAGCGCCTTGTGCAATTTCCGATTCCCGGCCGCATCGGACCACACCACCGCACCGGCCGCACACATCGTCAACACCGGGTGCATGCCATGCGCCAGCTTCCGATTCAGTAAGTCGCTTTCAAGTTCACGCAAGGCCGGCGACATACTCGCTACGCCCTGGCCATATTCAACAAACCGGGTTTCAAGGTCGTATTCGTCAAATCCCGCCTTGCTCAGCCACGGTCGTAAATTCTTCCAGTTCCACCTGTCGAACCCGATCTTCCTGATATCGTATCTCTGAAACGCATCCCGCAGATGCTCGGCAACATATTCGTATTCGATGCTCTTGCCAGGCGCCGCTTGCAGATGCCCCTGCGCCTGCCACAAATCATACGGCACCCGGTCAGCCCGAGACTTTGTGCTCAGCCCCACCGACGGCAACCAGAATGTCGGGTGCACCTGCCATACACCGTCAATCTCGCCGATCAATACCAGCGCCGTTAAATCCGCCGTAGCCGACAAGTCCAACCCGCCATATACCGGCACGCCATCGATCGGCAACGGCACATCACCGCACCCGGCCCACACGCTGGCACTCACAAACGGGCTGTTTCGATCCACCCGCTGATTCAAGATGAGATTGCGGAACTCGCTTTCCCGGCTCGGCATCCGCCGAGCATCTTCCGCCATCGCCAGCACTTCAGCCTTATTCAAGAAATCCCCGAATGCCGGATTTGCGCGTTTGATGGTTTCTTCATCGAACGGGTCCAACGCCTGATCCGCGGAATACAACCTGACAATCACCCGCGGGTCATTCCCCGCCAGCGCATCGTCTATCAACACGCTGAGCAAATCCGCATCCGTTGGCGCTTGGGTCGAAATGACGATGCTCAACGGATCATCCTGCGCTCCGGTTGCCGTCTCTAAGGCTTCGTACAATGTGCTACGCGGCCCGCGTACCTGGCCAAGTTCGTCAAAAATCGTCAGCGCCGGGTTCAGGCCGAAAGCCGTCGTAGCTTCCGCACTCAGCGCTTTGTAGAACGTCCCCAGCGCGGGACAGACGATCTCCTTTGCCGTCTGGCGGATTTGGATGAACGGATACAGTTCCGGCGACAGCCTCACACACTTCGCTGCCAGATCAAACAACAGGCCCGCCTGATCCCTGCTCTGCGCTGCACTGTACATAGCCGAATTGGCTTTCGCTTCCGGCCCGCATAAGTGCAATAACAGCAAGAATGCACTTAACGCCGTCTTGCCGTTCTTCCTTCCGAAACTTAATATCGCTCGCCTTGTGCCATGCGGGTTGTCGTATATCGCCCGCAGACAATCCCGCTGCCATTCCCGCAACACTACCCGCTTGCCCACCATCTGCGCATGCCCGCTCGGCACACGGCAACATTCCTCTATCCACCAGATGTTACGCTCAGCCCGCGTTTCTTGTGCGTGTCCACGGCGCATTGACTACCTGTGCCTGCTTCTTGTTGGCATTGTGGTTGATCAAGGATTGCGGAGTAAGTCGCAACGAGACGCTTAGTTTGCGGATGCTCTCGCTTTCAGAACGTTGAACGTTGAGCAGGTTCAACAGCGTTGCATTGTTGGCTACCTGCCCGATCATTGTGTCTATGCGGTTAGCAACAACAATGTGACGGCATAGCTGCGTCAGTATTCCAACCGCACCCGCATCAAACCAATCGGCCGGGTGTCCGTTGACGATCCGCTGCCACTCCTGCCGCGCCTCGATATCTAGCGCCTCGGGCGGCTTCAGCCTTTCAATCCGCTCCAGCACCTGCGGAACAATGCTCAGGCCAGCAGATGGCTTACGACCGCGCTGCGTTATCGCCACGTCGTGCCACTCTTACTCTTGGCGATAATGGCAGCTCTCAGGCTGGCCTCACCGTAATCGCTGTTGCGGACCTGGGACAGCGGTAGCCGCACATCGTGAATGGGTTTAACCACAGGATAGTAGACCACGGTGTTAAATGTACTATGAAACAAAGCCAGCATATCGCAATCCGCTGGCGTCATCCATCGTTGGTACTTATTGGCAGCGCCCTGGACCCAATGCGATTTGTTCGTATTCCACACAGCCATTTCTTTGCGTGGGCCAATGTAGGTTTGTTTGCTACTCTTAACATCTACGCGGTAACTAACATTCTCATATTCCAGTATCAGGTCGAACCCCACTGCATCTATATGGTGCACTGTGTGACCTAGCTTACTGAGGTATGCACACACCATGAACTCGGCATAGCGGCCCACAAGGGTGCTCTCCGATTGCTGCGACTTGGCAGCAACGCGCGTCTCGACTTGGGTTGGTGTTCCGAATAGGTCTCTTACTACCGCCGGCTCAGCGCCAGTCACGCTTATCGCTCAAGGGGGCGGGGGCCTCGAAAATCTGGCGAGGGAGCCCCCAGTAAGCGGCTCTGGCCGCGATTTTGCTATTTTGTACAAATCAGGCCGTTCGCCAATGGTGGTTTGTATCAAGCGGTATTCCATACGCATCGCAGCCACTGACTACAAACCTTTCGTCGCGTTTAGCGTCTCGGCCGCGTGCTTTCTCGCGGTGGGACTGGTTATCGCAGACAGGGCACAAAACCCGGAGGTTGGCGGGGTTGAGGGCGAGGTCGGGCCGGGTGCGAACGGGTTGGATGTGATCGACGCGGGCTTGGCCGGGGCGGCTGACGTTGCGAGCGCAGACGGCGCAGTGGAAGCGGGCGCGCAATAGCGCGGCCTTGCGGGCCGCTCGCCAGGCAGGCGTGTGGTAGAAGCCGTCGCTGGCAGGGCGCGGTTTGGGCATGGCTGGGGACATAGAGGGGGCTAGGGATAGTGGAGAGTTGGAGATCTCACACTGCGGGTAGCGTGGGAAAGTTCCGCAGCATGTCAAGCGAAATGTTCGGCGAGGATGCCCAGAGCGCCGACGAGGATGCCTTTGGCAACCTGCTCGCGGATCGGTTTGCCGGCCCAGCCTTCGCGTAAGCTCCACTGCCGCAAGGACATTTCGCAGCCCAGCACAAACCACGCGGCGGTGGCGCAGGGGCTGCCGTGCCCGCCGAGCGCGTCCATCGCAGCGACGATGCGGCGGCGGGCGCGTTCGCTGCCGTGCGGCCCGGCGCTACCTCCGCCTTCGCGCACAATGCCGGCAGCGCGCAGCGGATCGAGATGCGCGAGCCGGAACAGGCGGCCGAACTCCTCGCCGGCATGGCGCTCCCGGCGGCCGATATCGCCGCGCCGTTCCATTCGTTCGAGCATGGATTCGACCAGCCACGGGGCACCGATGCAGCCCTCGCTGTCGGCGATCGTTTCCCCGGCTCGGACAACGCGGTCGTGCTGCCGGCGCTCAGCGGAGGGTGCGGCGATCATTCGGCGGCCTCCGCATAGGCGGCGCTGGTGTCGCGCAGGCGGCTCAGCGCATCCAGCGCGCGGCGGACATCGGGCGGCGTTCGGGCACGCGACCCGGCGGCGCGGGCGGCCTCGATGGCTTCCCATGCGGCCTCCTTCTCGGGCAGGCCGGGCAGCGCCTGGCCGGCGAAGTGCGCTAGGTTGTTCAGCCAGACTTCGCGTTTGTGGTCGGTGATGGCTTGCCGGTAGGCGGCCTCGTCGTAGGTGCCGTTGCGCAGCCCGCTCGGTGGCAGGGCCAGCGTGGCGAGCACTCCGGCAACGAGGGCATCGGCCGCGGCGATGTCCTCGGCCGAGTGGGGCTCGGACGGCGCCTCGCGCGCGAGCGCGTGCGTATGCGCGCGCGGGGCGCAGCCAAGATCCCCTTTAGAAGTTTTAAATTTTAAATTCTTCTCTTGGCTTCGCCTTGGTTCTGGATCTGGATCTGGGTTAGCTAGGGCGTTCGCTACGCATTCGCTGGAGCGTTCGCTGTAGCGTTCGCTGTAGCGTTCGCTGGAGCGTTCGCTAATGGTTGATTGACGCGATTTCAATGCGCTAGCTGCACCTCCCGACGATCCGTTAAATTTATTCTGCATAATTTTATCGTGAATTCGATTCCACTCTGATTCGAGCCTTTTTTGATGCAAAAATCCGTCGTCGGTTTGGAAAAACTCGATCAGCGTCGGGCGCAGGGCGCGGCGCCAGTGAGCCGTGGTCGACCGGCAGATGCGGGCCAGTTTGCGATCGTCGTCGGCCAGCGGCTTGCCGTTGTTGCGCCAGGTTGCGAACAGCAGCAGCAGGTAGGCGCCGAGCTGTTCCGCGCTGAGGTGCAGCGTGTCGCCGAGCAGCGCGTCGGGATAGATCGGCATCATCGGTGCCTGCGACATCGTTACTCCTCCCGAGTTTCACCAGCCGAGCGGCGGCGGGCGCGACGGCCGCCCCGGCGAGCCGTGGTCACGGGCCGCCACCGGGTCGTCGGTGAACTGCAGTGGTGGTAGTGGTGATAGTGGCACCTTGGCAGCAAGACGCCGCTTAGACACCACAGGCGATCCGGCTAGCCGCCCCAGCGCGATGCGGATCATCGCCGCCTCGACGGTTGACCACTTGACTGTCAGCACCCAGCGTCCGGTGAGTGCCCGCCACGCCTGGCCCGCGGTCAACCCCGTCGCGCGCCACAACGCAATGGTGCGGGCCACGTCATCGGCGATGCGGTATGCGGCGGGCCAGGTCACAGTGGCAGCCCCGATGACGCATCGGCCTCGGCGGCGAGCCGCTCGTATTCCGGGAAGTGCGGTCGCAACAGGTCGCGGTCGCTGCGGCGCAGGGTCTTCTGCCACGCGTTGAAAGCGGCGGTGCCGTCCTTTGTGGCAGCGCGGGCCTCGTGGTCGAGTTCGGCGAAAACATCGCAGGGGGCAAAGGGTTGGCCGGCGTCGGAAGGGGGTACAACCGGCGCCGGCCCAGTCGCGGGTTGAGCTATGGGGAACCCATCCTGCGGCTGTTCTGGCGGTGTGAGTGGCGGTAGGCCGAAGGGGTCGTCGGCCTGTTTGGCGATCTTTTCGTAACCGGCAAGCCCGGCCCTGATGACATCCCGATCTGCTGGTTCCAGCGCCTGCCAGAACGCTCGAAACGCTGCCGTTCCACGCTCTGCCTCGGCATGCGCGAGCGCGAAGATGTCAGGGTATGGCGGCGGCTCGGCGTCACCCGTGACGGCGGCGAACTGGTCGAGGTCGGCGGTCGTGTCGGTGGCCGCCTCTGGCAGTGCCATTGCCGGCATGTCGCGCACTTCCTCGGGGACGTAGAACCCCGACGTTGCCATTGGGCAGACGGTGCGCACACCTTCACTGACACAGCGGCTGCGCATCATCTGGCGCGGGAATTTCCGCCACATGTCTTTGCTCGCGAGGCCGGCTTTGGCGGCGCGAGCGGTATCCCAGAGGATACGGATGGTGCCGCCGGCCGGATGCGAGAACGTGGCATCCGCCGCCTCGTCCGACAGCGCGTGCCACTCGACCCGGCCGCCGGCATGGATGAAGTCGCGCATCATCGCTTCGGAGGTTTTAGCCGGGCGCCCCTGAATGATATTGTAGTCCCGTGCGGCTTCTGCCGGATGGCGCCCCTCGGCCTGCGATATGCTCATCAGGACAAGGGCTTGCTCCTTTGTGGTGATGCCGAACATGCGGGATTTGGCGACGGCATCGGCGAGCTTTTCGATGTCTTCCATGCGGTGCATGGCACCTGGCCGGGCGGGCAGTGTCACCACGTCATTCTGCGGCATCTCAGTCATCCTTCAAGAACGGCCAGGCACAATCGCTGCAGTAACCCGACATTTCATCGGAGCGGCGATAATCCCACCCGGTGTGATAGCGAGCGTGCGCGTCCAAAGTTTCCATCCAGAAAAACGCGCCGCACGCTTGGCAGTAAGGTGACGAACTATGGATTTCGTCGTGGCAGGTGCGGCAGAGCGCCACTAGCGCGTCCTTACACAGCACACCGTTATCGTAATACACATGATGCGCGACGGTTGCTTCACCCCATAGTCCGCCGCAGATTTGGCAAACATGCCCACTCTCCGCCAGAACTTCGGCTTGCATCTCCCGCCATTCTTCAGTGGCATAATCAGCGCGATTGAATTTGGTGTCGCTCACGCGGCGGGCTCCTCGTCGAGCAGCGCCGCGTCATCGACGGCGCGCACGCGCAGAGTGCGGATGTCCTTGGCGGGGATCAGCACCTCGCGGCGGTGTTGTGTCGCAAAGCTGATATTCCAGCCGGGCAGCCACCCGCGCGCCGCCGTCCCCATGCGGTTCTTGATGACGTAATCGATTTCCTTCAGCCGCTTTTCGGCGCCGCTGGTGGTGGCCTTCAGCGCGGCGCGTTCGTCGAGGAGTGGTGGTAGCTCGTTATCACCGCTGAGGTCGCGGTATGAGCCATCGTCGAGATCGGCCTCGATCTGCGCGCTCGGCGCGGTGCCGGCGAGATCGCCGGCATCGAAGCTGCGCCACCAGTCAGCGACAGCATCCAATATGCGGCGCTCTGCGGCCGCGTGGCGGGGCACTTCAACGACGTGCAGCGGATAGGAGGGGGAGACTTCCAGCACCGCCAGCAGGCCCCAGGCGCGACCTGTGACCATCATCTCGCACAGCGTCTGGATGACGTAGCCGGTGGGGATTTTGCCGTGCCAGGCTTGCCACTGGTGGCTGCTGACGGTCTTGCATTGCACCAGTCCGTCGTCGCCGCACAGGTAGTCCGGCGTGCAGCCCAGGCGCCATTCGGGGACACGGTGATAGGTCGTGGCTTTGACCAGCGGCGGCAGTTCTGGCCGCTCCTCGGCGAGCGCGGCGGCGACGGCCGGTTCCAGGATGCGCCCGCGGCGCATGGCGGGGCTGTCGGGCACTGAGGCAGTGCCGGTGCCGGTGGAGCCGCGCATGATATCGGCGAGCTGCGGCAGTGAGAGATAAGGGTGCAGACCGAAGAGTGCCGGTAGGCGTGACGCGGTTATGTCCAACCGGCGACGGTCGAGCCATTCAGCGAGGCTGGTGATCGTCCATTGCTCGCGCGCCGGCTCGGTCATGGCGTATCCCACGGCCCGGTGCGGGTGGCCTCGCCGGCCTCAAACAGGCGGCGGAGGTAGTATGTGTCGAGCCAGGGGTACGAGCTGCCGCAGCTGCGGCACCAGACGTAATGATCGCAGTCTTGACCGTCCTCGTTCTGTCGCTCGGCGAACCATTGCCAATGGCAAACGCTCTCCTCGCAGGACATTTCGTGACGCAGGAACGCGGCGAAGCCAGGGCCGACATCTTTAATCGGCACAGGGTTGCCGCCCTCCCACGGCCCGGTGCGGGCGGCCTCACACAGCCGGCGGGCGAGCACCGCCTCGATGGCGACGGCGGCGACGTGGGCGAGCGTGCGCCGCATGTCCTTGGTGTCGGCCCAGGCGAGCGCCGCTCGGGCGGCGCTTACGTCGGAGGACAGCTCGCGGAGGATCGCCTCGGCCAGCTCGCGGTCGTGCTCGCTCATGCTGCCACCCCGCGTGCGATGGTGTGGAATGTCCGTATGCCGTACAGCCCTATGAGGGCCGCTTCCGCGCGGCCGATGGCGTGCGCCCTGGTGCAGTAGCCCCGGCGCGCGGTCCACAGGCCGGCGTCTTCGGGCAGCAGCCGCCCGGCGGCAGCAAGCGCCAAGGTTTTGCTGGCCTTGATGCCGTAATGCGACTTCCATTTGGCCGCGGTGACGATCGAGAGGGGCCATCCGTGACAGGCGGCGATTGCTTTCACGGCCATGTACCTTTGGCCCAACGCAAAGGCGCTGCTGGCGCCGATACGGCGCTCGCCGCCGGCCCACGGCGCTTGCCGTTCGATCCACAGATGGCCGCAGCGGCGCTCGTCCAGCGCGGCGAGCAGCTCGTTGGCGAGGTCGCGCACCATCAGCTCGGTGCCGGCCATCGGCATGTCGACAATCGCCAGGACGCGGCACGTCTCGGCATCGATAAAGGCGACTGCGCCGTCGGCGCCGGGGTCTGCGCCCGCGACAATCACGGCCGGCTCCGGGGGAGGCCAACCCGGCAAGCACCGGGTTGACCATCCTCGCTTAGCGCCCCACCTTGATTCTGACGCGCAGAA